GTTCAAAAGCTATAGGTCCATCTCAAACACAATATAAGATGTTTAAAGCTGGTCAAAAAACAAAATCTTTATTAAGTGGTAAACTTCCAAGTGCAGCTAAATTTGCTAGTGCAACTAAGAAAGCAGGAAAGCTTGGTAAACTAAGAACAGTAGGAAGAGTTGCAAGCAGAGTCGCATTACCTGTTGCTGCAGGATTCGAAGCTGCTAATCTTGCTTATAAAGTTGCAACTTTATCTCCTGAAAAGAAAGCTAAAATTAAAAAATTAAAAACAGAATTAAGTAAAAAATCAACAAAACAATCTCATGCAGATTTATTAAAAATGAGTATAGGGGGAGACACTATGTTAAAGAATCCAAAAAAAGCTGACTTAGATAAAGATGGCAAGTTATCTGGTTACGAGAAAAAAAGAGGAAAAGCCATCGAATCAAATATGATGAAAGCTTATAAAGGTGCAGAGGCTAAAGGTTATGGCGCAGCTAGAACTCAAGGCCAAGGTTTACAAGATGAGAATTTAATACCAGGAAAGTCTTTGGATTATTACAAAGACATAATGTAATGAATTATGGCTACGTCAGGAACTACAGCATTCGATCTTCAGATCGATGACATTATTGAAGAGGCATACGAACGATGTGGTATGCGGACTAATAGTGGGAATGACATACGTAGCGCAAGAAGAAGTTTAAATCTTTTATTTTCTGAGTGGGGCAATAGAGGTATACACCTTTGGAAAGTCAAACTTAATGAAAAAGCTTTAGTTGCTGGCACAGCAACATATACAGTAGATGGTGATGTAAACGATGTTCTTGAAGCATATATTTCTACAACAAATGCAGCAGGAAACACTTCATCAACAAATGATGTATCATTAACTAAAATAGATAGATCTGCTTATGCAGCACTTCCAAATAAATTACAGACTGGACAACCTTCTCAGTATTATGTTGACAGACAAACAACACCCACAATTAGTTTATATTTAGCTCCAGATGCAACAACATTTACAACATTAAAATTTTACACAATTAACAGAATTGAAGATGCAGGTTCATTTACTAACAACCCAGATGTAGCTTATAGATTTCTTCCATGCATGTGTTCTGGTCTTGCATATTATTTATCACAAAAAAGAGCACCAGATAGAATTCAATTATTAAAACAATTATACGAGGATGAATTAATTAGAGCATTAAATGAAGATGGATCAAGAACTTCAGTTTATATTTCTCCTCAGTCATACTACCCTGGAGGAGCATAATGAGTTTTGCGACAGGGAAAAGATCTAAAGCTATTTCTGATAGATCTGGAATGGCATTTCCATATAAGGAGATGGTTAAAGAATGGAATGGTTCTTTAGTTCACATATCAGAGTTTGAACCAAAACATCCACAACTGGATCCTCCATATCATAAAGCTGATGCAGTAGCTTTGCAAAATCCTAGAGTCATGAAGTTCCAACAACCTTCTCAAGAATTTTCTAATGATCAAACTATATCAGATTCTGGTGGGATACATGTTGGCGTAGCAAACTTATCATTGCCTGGAGACTTTGCTTTTAAAACACAAGAATTCAATGTTACTTCAAATGGTATTACAACTACGATACATAGTATGGTCCCAGAAGATCCATCTTTACAAAATAGAAGAAGAGAACTTAGATCAGTTTTAGGTTCAGTGGAGGTAAGTATTACATAATGGCAATCACACATGCAAATTTTCTTACACAAGTTAGAGATTATACAGAAGTAGATCAGAATGTTTTAACTGATTCAATTATACAAAACTTTATAAGATCTGTAGAATTAGATATTGCAGGTAAAGTTGATTATGATGATTTGAGAAAATATGCTAACTCAAGTTTTACTGCATCAAACAGATATGTTTCATTACCTGCCGATTTAACAATTATAAGATCTGTTCAAGTAATTGATGGAAGTGGGAATAGAACTTTTTTAGAAAAAAGAGATACTAGTTTTATATCTGAATATAACAACAGTGGGGCTACTGGGACACCAAAATACTGGGCAAATTGGGATGATTTTAATTTTTTAGTAGCACCTGTGCCTAGTTCAGCTCTACAAGTTCAAATAAATTATATTACAGATCCACCACAATTTACATCTACAAATAATACTTTTATTTCTACATACCAAGAATCCATGCTTCTTCATGGAGTCTTAACAGAAGCTTATAGATTCCTAAAAGGACCAGACAATCTATACAAACTGTATGAAACAAAGTATAATGAAGAGATACAGAATTTTGCCCTACAACAAATGGGTAGAAGAAGAAGAGCGGAGTTTAGTGATGGCGTACCTAGAATACAGGTACCTTCACCTACTCCTAATACAAATTAATAAGGAGAATAATTATGGCAATAACAACAAACGCAATTTGCAATTCATTCAAAGGGCAATTGATTCAAGGAGAACACGATTTTGATACATCTGGAAATGGTGGAGACACATTTAAATTAGCTATGTACACAAACTCAGCTACACTAGGTGCTTCAACAACAAACTATTCAACCAATCCAGGAGGTGGTTCTAACACTGAAGTTACTTCACCATCTGGTTACACTGCAGGCGGAAAAGCCTTAGTAAACAGTGGTGTAAAAGTTTCATCAGGTGTAGCAATTACAGACTTTGCTGATTTATCATTTACTGGTGTTACTTTAACTGCAAGAGGAGCTTTGATTTACAATACTCAAACTAACGGTGGATCAAACACTACTGAAGCAGTTGCTGTATTAGATTTTGGTGGAGATAAGACTGCAACATCTGGAACATTTACAATTCAGTTTCCTGCATTCACAACTTCTGCTGCAATATTAAGAATAGCATAATTTATAAGGAGTTAACATGGCTTTGGTAGTAAACGATAGGGTAAAAGAAACTTCAACAACAACTGGGACAGGCACATTAAGTCTGGCTGGTGCTGTAGCAGGTTTTGAATCATTTGTTAATGGTATTGGAAATTCTAATACTACTTACTATGCCATTGTTAACCCTAATGGAGAGTTTGAAGTTGGATTAGGAACTGTAACAGATGCAGGCACTGATACTTTATCAAGAACAACAATTATTTCATCATCTAATTCTGATAGCGCAGTAAACTTTTCTGCAGGAACTAAAGAAGTATTCTGTACTCTTCCTGCATCAAAAGCAGTAATTAAAGATACTAATGGCAGTGTAAATGGCATTACGATGTCAGGCAGTTTAGATCTAAACGGAACAGAATTAATTTTAGATGCTGATGCTGATACTAGTATTACAGCAGACACAGATGATCAAATAGATTTAAAAATAGCTACCTATGACGTTGCTAATTTAACAACTGCAAATAGTGGTGATCTTGTAATTAGCACTTCAGTTCAAGATAAAGATTTCGCAATCAAAGGTAACGATGGTGGTTCTACAATAACTGCAATGTCAATAGACATGTCAGATGCTGGTACAACAACTTTTAATAATGAAGTTTTATCAGGTGGTAAACTTACAGCTAAAGGTGATGGATCAAGTCAAGATGGAGTACTACAATTAAACTGTTCTCAAAACAGTCACGGAGTTCAAATTCAAAGTCCACCTCATTCTGCTAATGCAGTTTGGAAATGGATTTTACCTGTTAACGATGGAACTTCAGGACAAGTTTTAACTACAGATGGTAACTCAACTGCACAATTATCTTGGACAACTCCAGAAGTAGGAGACATTACTTCTGTTGTGGCAGGTACAAATTTAACGGGTGGTGGAACATCAGGTGATGTCACAATTAATTTAGCTGACGCTTCTACGTCTGCTAAAGGTGCTGCATCATTTAGTTCAGATAACTTTGCTGCTAGTTCTGGAGCAATAACAATTAAAGATCTAGGAGTAGCTACAGCAGAAATTCAAAACGATGCAGTAACTCAAGCTAAAATTGCTGATGATGCAGTAGGTGCAGATCAACTTGCAGCAGACGCTGTGGTAACTGCTTCTATTGTTGATTCCAATGTAACGACAGCCAAGATAGCTGATGATAATGTAACGACAGCCAAGATAGCTGATGCAAATATAACGCTTGCTAAAATGGCAGCGAACAGTGTGGACAGTAATCAATACGTTGATGGCTCAATAGACACAGCCCATATTGCAAATGATCAAATTACGAATGCCTTAATGGCAGACGATGCTATAGACGCAGCCCAAATTGCTGATAATGCAGTTACGTTAGCTGCAATGGCTCATGGTACAGACGGTAATCTTATTACTTATGATGCCAACGGAGCACCAGCTTATGTTGCTACTGGTAACTCTGGCCAAGTTCTAACTTCTGCAGGTGCAGGAGCCCCACCAACTTTTTCAACTCTTTCAGTAGCAATTTCTTCTACTGCTAATGGAGCAAACAATAGAATAGCAACTTACTCAGCTGCAGATGCCTTAAATGGTGAAGCTAATCTTACATTTGATGGCTCAACATTAAACGTAGATGGAGCCATAACTACTACCGGTAATATTACTACAGATCACGTTTTGCCTACAGCAAACGATACATTTGATTTAGGTGCCAGCGATAATGTTTGGAGACATGTTTATACTGGTGACTTACATTTAAGTAATGAAGCAAAAGCTGAAGGTAATGCTGTTGATGGTACAAAAGGTAATTGGACTATTCAAGAGGGTGAAGAACATTTATTTATTTTAAATAATAAAAATGGTAAAAAATATAGATTTAAACTAGAAGAGATGTAATGATTTTTAATTTCGATACAAAACAATACGATAGTGAAAAATTGTCTGATAAAGGTAAAATGTATTTACAAAAAATACAAAGTGTTGTTTCTAAAAAAACTTCATTAAGTATTGAATACAACGATTTAGAAATCATTCAAAAACACTACTCTGATCTGCTTAGTAAAGAATTACCAGAAGAAGAAAAGGTAGAAGAAAAAAAAGAGGCGTAAGTCATGGCTCTTGGGATAACCGCATTTTCTGAAGCGGCTTATGCGTCAGATGGTAATAATGCCAATGCATATCCATCAGGTATAGCTTTAGCATTATCTCTAGGTAGTAATACTACAGAGGGTGATAACAACGTAGACCTTACAGGAATTCAAGCTACAATTACAAATGCAGGTGCTGTTGCAGGTTCTTCAGTACAGTTTTCTGTATCTGGAATGCAAATGACTTCTTCAATTGGTGAAGAGGGTGTTGACATTGGTGTTCCTGTTTCTGGACAAGAATTAACAATTACAAACAAAAAACTTTCTCAAGATACATTAACTGCTTTTGCACAAACACCTTTTGCTACACAAAGCCCTAACACAACTGAAGTTCCAATTGTAGATGTTGCCACAACAACTGGTGGAGATATTGGTAATTTCGCTTTAAGTCTTTCTTTAGGAACTTTTTCAGTTCAAGCAGATGGAAATGTTTCTGTAGTTGTTACTGAGCATACTCTAAATACTGCAATTGGTAGTCCTTCAATTGCTGGAATTGGTAATGTTCCAGTTACTGGAATTATAGGACAAACTACTATTGGAAGTGCAGCAGGTGTTGCTGATCATGCTGTTGATGTAACAGGATCTCAAATGACAATGTCAATGGGAGAAGAGACTCCAGCAGGTAACGCAGACGTAACACCAACAGGAATTCAATTAACAGGTTCTATCGGATCTGTTTCACAATCTACTAGTTATGATGTTTCTGGAATACAAATGTCGGCAAGCATTGGATCAGTAGCAATAGTTGGTACCGCAGTTGTAATTCCTACAGGAATTCAATTACAATCTAATACTGGAAGTCCAAATATTACCGCTTGGGCAGAAATAGATCCAGGTGTTTCAAACGTTTGGACTGAGGTTGATAGAGCAGCATAAAGAGGATATAATAAAAACATGGCATCAAGTTACACAGATTTAGGGGTTGAGTTAATTACAAATGGTGAAAAAGCTGGTCTTTGGGGCACAATCACTAATACTAATTTACAAATAGTTGAACAGTAAGTAGGTGGTTATGTAGCTAAGTCGATTGCTGGCGGAGCTCAAACAACTGCTCTAGCTATAACGGATGGATCAACATCAACTTCAGATGCTAGAAATGCAATAATTGAATTAACAGGCACTATTACAGGTAATCAGATTGTAACTGTTCCTAATTCAATTCAAAAAAATTATGTTGTGTTTAATAATACCTCTGGAGCCCATACAGTTCAATTTAAAACAGCTTCAGGATCAGGACCTACTTTTGCTGCAACAAATAAAGGTATAAAAATACTTTATTCAAACGGAACAAATATTATCGATGTGACTGCAAATTTAGGTGATTTAGCTGTCAGTACTCTTACGTCTGGACAGATAACTGCATCTGGTAATATTTTACCAGGAGCAAATGATACATACGATTTAGGTGCAACAGGTAATGTTTGGCAGAATATATACACAGGAGATTTACATCTAAATAACGAACATAAAAAAGAAGGTAATATAGTTGACGGTTCTAAAGGTAGCTGGACTTTACAGGAAGGTTCCGACAATATATACTTGATTAATAATAAATCTAATGAAAAATTTAGATTGAAATTAGAAAAAATTTAAGGAGAAGTCATGGGAATTATTTCAAATGGAAATACAGTAATAGATAATGGTGCTATAGACGCAAATGAAGTAGATACTACGCAAATAAATAATGATGCGGTAACTGCTGATAAATTAGCTGATACTGCAGTATCTGCAGGCACATATACTTCAGCAACAATAACAGTTGATGCACAAGGTAGAATTACTGGGGCTTCTTCTGGATCAGCAGGAGGAAATGGTTTTGTTCCAGTAGGTGGTGGTCAAAGTCCTGGAAACTATGGTTCATCATCTGGTGCTTCAGTCGTTGCAGCCGTATTAGTTGGCGGCGGTGGCGGTGGCGGTGGCGGCACCCAACAAAGAACTGGTGCTTCTGGCGGTAATGGTGGAGTTGGTTTTTTCTCAAAAGATATTACACACCCTGTTTCATATCCTTGGTCAGTTGGTGGTGGCGGAACTGGTGGTACTACATCTGGGAACCCAGGAGGTGGAAACTCTGGTAACGCAGGAGGAAGCACAAACTTATCAAACGTAGGAACAGCTAACGGTGGTCCTGCAGGTCAAGGGGGAGGTTATTATGCTACCCCAAGTCCAGCTTCTCCTGGAAGTGCACCTGGTGCAAATTTTGCTACTCAATCATTAAGAGGAATGTACTTAGGTACTGATACTTTTGGAGCAGGTGGAAACGCTGGACCTTCATGGAACTCATCTCCTAATGGTAGAGGAGGAACTGGTTCTACTGGTGCGATAATAGTAATGGAAAACACAGGATAATAAAATGGCAAAAGCAATTTTTTTACAAGACAGTGGTTTATATAGAATATGTACAGATAGTGACTGGACAACTTTTCAAACATTGATTGATGCTGCAGCTTATAAAGTTATAGATATAAGCGATGATGATTTTAATGCTATTAAATGGGGAACAAAACATGCTGTTTCTTACACTAATGATTCTATAAATTATACTGATGGTGAACCTGAAGAATATGAAGATGAAGCATCGTTTGTAGAACAAATTGGTAAATTTAAAAAAGAATTAACGGATTATCAAAAAACCGAAAATACATGGAAATCAACTGAAGTGCAAAACACAGTAACTGCTATAGATGGTATAGATACTGCCTCTATAACTTATCCTGTAAATGAATATTTTTATAAATGGTTAGACGATAACTCAGTAACAAATATCAGTTCTTTACAATTAGTTTAGTTAGTATATAAAAATTTAATGAGCGAAAAAATCATTAAGTTCATTGCGCCTAAAAAATATGCTAATTTAAAAGTAGATCTACCAAAACCTATAAAATTTAATGTTCCAGAATGGTTTAAAAAATTAGATCATAATCTAGAAAACCAAACAATTAAAGGGTGTGTTCCTTTTTTAGATTCATTAACTACAGGTTATCTTTTGTCTTTACCTCAAGATATGATTATCGAACATAATTTTGTTAACCCAAAAACAAATCAAAAAGATTCTTTTTTTAGAAACTCACTAGAGGGTTTAAGTAATTTTATTAATGCTACTAATGTAAATCTTAATGTGACAAATGAAACCCATGGTGTGCATCAATTAGGTGGAGTTGATGGAGGATGTCCATTTGTAAAAAAGAATAGTGAATTACCTTTCTACAAAATTTTAAATCCATGGATAATAAAAACTCCTCCAGGCTATTCTTGTTTATTTACTGCTCCACTAAATAATGGAGATGATAGATTTACGGCTTTAAGTGGAATTGTTGATACAGATACTTATGATAGTTATATAAACTTTCCTATTGTTTTAAATGGAGATAAATATCCTGAACTTAGAACTGTTTTAAAAGTTGGAACTCCTTATATACAAGTAATACCTTTTAGAAGAGATAATTGGAAAATGGAAATAGATTATATTGAAAAAGATGAAAGATGGGATAGGTTAGGTTTTGCTAGAATGTTTTTACATAAATATAAAAAAATGGCTTGGAGAAAAAAATCATGGAAATAGGACAACCTATAATAAAATTTATTTCTATTTATGAAGATATATTTGAGAAAGAAAAATTAAAAGATATGTTTGAAGTTTCAGGTTCTGATGCTTCTGCTATCGGTTGGGTTGAAGTTTCTGGTGAAGAAGGACAAAATGGTTACTTATGGTATTTAAAAGCTGAAGGTGATACTAGAGCTCGTTTCGCTGATTACTTAGAAATGACTATGTTAGAAGCTGAAACTGCTCATGCTGATGCTGGTGCAATTGGTGGTACTGATGGT